GCTGTTTGCTGCAGGTTTTACCTACGATGGTGCAGTCTACGACACTATGGTCTTTGACTACATATGGGCTAGAGGTGTCAAAGTTCCTCTAAGTCTTGATGAGTGTTGTCGTAGACACCAGACCAGTACCAAGAAGAAGAAAGAAATTTTAGAAAACTACTTGAAAGAAGGTATAGGATTTGATATAATCCCACCTGAGATAGTAGAGGAATATGGAATTGCTGATGTGCAATCTACCTATGAGGTAGCTGTTAGTCAGTCTAAACAAGAAGGAAAGAGCATTGAGCAAATTGCAGCCCACATTGTACCTGTCTTTTGAGGTAACAAAAGTTTTAGCAGGTATGGAAAGAGATGGCATCAAGATTGATCGTCAAGCCCTTAACCTTGTTAAAGATGAATACACAAAAGAACTAGAAGAACTAGATTTATTTTTAAGCAAAGAAGTAACTAGAGTTATGGGAGATATGCCTATTAACTTATCTAGTCCTGATGATAGGTCTAAGCTTTTATTTTCTAGGTCTATAAACAATAAAAAGAATTGGATAAAAACATTTAACCTAGGTTACGAAGTCAGAGGCAACACTAAGAAACCTAAACGTAGAGCCTACATGACTGAGGCACAGTTTAAGAGAGCAGTCGTAAACAACACTACTGTACAACAAAAGTCTGAGGCACAGAAATGTACTCCCTGTAATGGCTATGGAAAAGTAGCTAAGAAAAGAAAAGATGGCACATGGGGTAATGCTAGGTTTATATGTAAGTCTTGCTCAGGTGTAGGAATACAGTACATGCCTACAGGTAGAGTTGCAGGATTTAAGTTAGCACCATTAGACCCTAAAGGATGTAGTACTGCAGGATTTAAAACAGATGCAGATGCTCTTTCTCTATATAAGGAAAGAGGCAGTAAAGAAGCTGTCCTGTTTATAAAAAATTATCTCAGGTATAATGCTATTAAGACTTACCTAAAAACTTTTATTGAAGGTATAGAAAAAAATTTAGATTACTCAGACAGGATACATCCACAGTTTATGCAATGTGTTACAAGCACTGGTAGACTATCTTCTAGAAATCCTAACTTCCAAAACATGCCTAGAGGTAAGACCTTTCCTGTTCGTAGGGCAGTGGTGTCTAGGTTTGAAGGTGGTAAAATTCTTGAGGGTGACTACGCACAGTTAGAATATAGAGTAGCAGGTTTCTTAAGTAAAGATAAACATGTGTATGATAATGTAGAAGGTGGTGTAGATGTGCATAACCTAACTGCTACTATCATAACAGGTAAAGATAAAGAAGAGATTACGTCTGAAGAAAGACAAAATGCAAAGGCACATACTTTTGCACCGTTGTATGGTGCTACAGGTATGGGATTGCCTGAACACATACACAGATATTACTACCAGTTTACAGATGTGTATCCTGGAATTGGTGAATGGCATATAAGGTTAGCTAACGAAGCTTTAAAGTATAAGGTTGTAAGTTTACCTTCAGGTAGGGAATACAGATTTCCTTATGTAAAGAGAACAGCTAGAGGCATTACACATGGCACTAGCGTAAAGAATTATCCTGTACAAGGGTTTGCGACAGCAGATTTACTTCCGTCTGCTCTAGTGCTTACCTTCGAAGAATTTAAGAAAAGAAAACTTAAATCTTTGCTTTGTAATACAGTACATGATAGTATAGTAGTGGATGTACATCCTGATGAAGAGGATCAAGTAATTGAAACTGTCAAAGAATGTATGCTCTCTATCCCTCAGCAAGCTAAAAGAAGATGGGGCATTGATTACGATATGCCTGTTGGCATTGAGATAAAAATTGGAAGCAACTGGCTAGATACTAAAGAAATTTTTTCAAATTAATGCTTGCAATTAATTTAGTTCTAGTATACAATAATAAGATTGTGCAACTCATAAGGAGTATTATATGACACAACTAGCGACTACCGAGGCAACAGACCTTGTAATTCCAGACAATCTGGATAAATTATCTGTAGACGAACTAGCAATTATGCTTGGTCAGAAGGATGGTATGGAAACCCAGTCTTCAGGCGATTCTTTTGCTAGACTATCCATCAATCATTCACCTGAAGACGATGCAGGCAACACTCTGCCTAGAGGTCACTTTGCATTATACAACCCAAATACTAAGCAAAAAGTATTTGGTAAAGATGTGACTATGAGAGTTTTCGTAAGAAGGTTTATGTATAGCTTATGGGACAATGAGCAGGGTGCATACTCAGTTCGTAGTACTCAACAAGCTAAACTGAATGATTTATTTCCAGACAATGAGGGTGGCTTTAAGTGTGGTAAGCTAACTCGTAAGGAAATAGAAGACTTAGGAACTGAATCTCCAGAAGCTGCGGCATCTGCTATGGTCAAGTGTAACCAAGTGTTATACGGTCTAGTGACTATTGCTGATGGTAAAACAGCAACAGGTGAAGAAGCTCCTGTAGAGAATGTACCAGTAGTATTTTATGGTAAGGGTGCAAGTTTTGTTCCTATCTCTCAGTACTTTAAAGATTTAGATTCTAAGAACCTACTAACATGGAATGTTAATTCTAAGTTACATTCTGTGCGTCATAAGAATGGTGCTACTATTTACTATTCAACAAACATGACTGTTTCTGACACAGTGGATTTTTCTAAGGAAGACAAAGAGCTGTTACAAGCTATTGCTGACTCGATTAATTCATACAATCTCCGAGTGTCAGGAGAACACACTGAGGCGAATAATGGTCTCGGTGCTGATGCTATCGACCTTGCTGCTGTCGAGGCATAAATGAACTCTATTCAAATTCTTATACAAGATTATTTGAGTAGAGGGATTAAGGGGGAGGCAGAAATGCCTTCCTCTCTAATCTCTGAATTTAAAGAAGCTTGCGGTCAAGCTTTAGAGAAACAATTTTCTAGAGAGCCCAGAGAGCATAAGCTACGTTTGTCAGCTTTAGGCAAACCCTTATGTCAACAGCAATCAGAAAAATTAGGAATAGAACAAGAGTTTAGTTACAATGCAATCATGCGTTTCTTGCTAGGAGATTTAGTAGAAGCTTCTCTTATCGCAGTTATGAAAGCAGCAGGCATTGAAGTACAAGAAGAACAACAAAAAACAAAAATTAATTTAGACGATACAGATATTAATGGAACTTTAGACGTAGTGATAGATGATAAAGTTTATGATATTAAATCTGCTAGTCCATATGCGTTCCAAAATAAATTTGGAAAATTCGGTGGCTACGCTAAGGTGAAAGAAGACGATCCTTTTGGGTATGTAGTCCAAGGTTATGCCTACGCTCAAGGTGTAGATAAACCATTTGGAGGGTGGATCGTTGTAGACAAATCGTCAGGTGAGGTCACGGTTTGCGAAGCTCCAGATATTCAAGAGCAAGATAAGCAAGATGCTTTAGACGCAGCCACCGTTAATGTACGTAAGTTAAAGAAAACAAAACGTATTGAAAAACAATTTAAACCTACAGATGAAATAGATAAAGGAGAACCTACAGGTAATAAACTGTTACCTAGAGAATGTGGGTTCTGTGGATTTAGGCATAACTGTTGGTCTAAGGCACAGTTCTTACCTAAACATACATCAAGAGCTAAAAACCCTCCGTATGTTTGGTATACTAAGGTAGCTAAAAATGCCCATACTTAAAACACACAATCTTTCTGTAGCAGACTTTACGGAAAACGAAAACATATACTATCTGTTTCCTGATAACTGGAGCCACCAGAAAGGCTCTAATATAGTTAGGATACTTAGAGACAGTGACCATGGTATCCCTTTGTATACAGGTCTATCTCCTATTAAACCTTTTGATGAAGAAAGAGGTATGAGACAACTAGATGAAAGTTTAGAAGTAGTAAAAAATATTCTTATGCAAAAAGGTTTAGTAGTAGTTTTAATAAATGAATTTTATCAAGACATAGATTACGATCATGGTGAAGTTTATGAAAAAGAAATACTAGATAGTATACATGAAATATTAAATATAGGATGCCCTAAAGATGTTAAAGTTACCATATAGATCAAAATTTGAAATAAGTATTGCTGCAGACTTAGGTAAGAAAAACATAGGCTTTGAGTATGAATCTGCTACATTTTCCTACGTACCAAAAATAAGATCATACACGCCTGACTTTTATATAGCAGAAAAAGATTTTTACATTGAAGCTAAGGGTAGGCTTACAACTAATGATAGAGTTAAACACCTTATGATTAAAGAACAATGGAAAGACCTAGACATAAGATTTATATTTGTACAGGCAGACAACAAAATATTAAAAGGTTCAAAAACTACATATGCAGATTGGTGTGATAGGCATGGTTTTCTTTGGGCACAAGGAACTATACCTATGGAGTGGATTAATGAGTGATGATGAAATGACTATAACTTTTGAGAAAGATGAAAACATAGAGGGTTTTGTCCAAGCTCTTGACTTAAAGGATGGTAATCTCTATCTTGTAATTAAACCAGAAGAAGATGGGTTTCAGATTATAGGTGCAGATAAATTGCCTTTAGGTACAGGTAATGAAATATCAACTAAGATGTATATACTGTTCGCAGGTCTTATGCACATGGCTACAGAACAACAAGAATTAGTTATGGAAGCAGGTAGCTATGCTATTGGTGAAGAAATAGATAGAAAAGAAAGAGCAAAGCTTAGAGAGAAAGGAGATAATATTGTTAAGTTCCCAACTAAATAAAACAGAAATGCAAACTTTAAAATCTTTTGCTAAATCTATTAACTTTAGATACGAAGAAGATAAGATAATGGAGCAGGTTCTTGCTCACATAATAAAAACCTACACTCAACATTACTCAAAAGATAAATACCAAGCTACAGAGTTTATTATAGACGCAGGGCATGGTAAAGGTTTTTGTATCGGCAACGTGCTTAAGTATGCACAACGGTATGGAAAGAAAGGAAGTCACGAAGACCACAAGAAAGACTTGCTTAAGATAATACACTATGCTATCATAGCGTTGTTTATTCACAATAAAGAAGGAAACGAAGATGACTAAAGACATAAAGAAAGAACGAGCCCATAAAGAAGATGGCACGTTTCAGGCAGACAATCCTGATACGCCAGATCAAAATGAGGCTTTTAAACCTGTAAGGTTCTACCTTATGCAGGACACCCTTGCTAATACTATCTTGCAAAAACTAGC